GCAGGACGCCGCGAGAGCTGCGGCGGCGTCCGTTGAGGAGGACGACGACGATGGTGAGTAACCGCATGCCATCGCTTAGCGGTTGGGCGCGCGGCTGGTCGTTGCCCGACCGTAGGCCGATTCACGAGTGGGCGCGCGAGTTCGTTAAGCTCGGCGGCGGCTATGCGCGCCAAGGTGCTTTCGACATCACGACATGCCGACACCTGGCCGAGCCCTTTTCTGCGGTGCAGGACGAAAGCGTGCGCGAGATCACATGCCGCGCCGCCATCCAAACGCTCAAGACGCTGTTCGTTGAAATCTCGTCGCTGTGGGCCATCGCCAACGAGCCCGGCCCGATCATGTGGACCCAGCAAGACGACGAATCGGCCAAGGAGCACACGAAGGGCCGCTACCGCAACCTGCTGCGCACCTGCGAGCCCATCGCGCGCATTTTGCCGCGCTCCAAACACGACCTCGGCACGCAGGAGATTTACTTCGGCGACTTCTACCTGATTATCAACGGAGCCAACCTCAACAATCTGCAATCGAAGTCGATTCGCTGGAAGATAAACTCCGAGTGTTGGCTTTGGCAGCAGGGCTTGCTGACGCATGCGCGGCGCCGCGTGTCCGCCTATGCGCGCGACGGCATCAGCAAGATCCTCAACGAGAGCCAAGGCAGCTACGCCAATGACGATTTTGACAAGCTCTGGCACGAAGGCACCGGGCAGGAATGGAGCGTGCCGTGCGCGTCGTGCGGCATCGTGCAGCCGTTGCAGTTCTTCGCGCGCATGCACGCCGATGAGAAGCGCAAGGCCGGCGTCGTGTGGAATGCGTCGGCACAACGGGCCGATGGCACTTGGGACGAGGCGGAGGCGCGGACCTCTGCGCGCTGGGTGTGCGCAGCCTGCGGCCACGAGCACGCCAACGCCGCCGCCACGCGCCACAAGTGGAACCGCACCGGCCAGTATTCCGCGCCGCGTGCGGGCGCAGAATTGCGGCACCGCTCGTTTACGTGGAACGCGCTTCTGGCCGAAGACCTGGGGCAGCTCTGCGGCGAGTTTCTGTCGGCGTGCGAATACAAGAAACGCGGCGTCATCCGCCCGCTCCAGGATTTTTACATGCAGCGGCTTGCGCTCGCATGGCGCGACAGTGTGGCCGATGCCGTGCGCATCGAGCCCATTGCCCTTTCCGCCTACACGCTGGCCGAGGTTGCGCGCGAGCCGTTGACCAAGCTGCCCGGCGAGGCGCTGCGTCTGCTTACCGTCGACCGCCAGCGAGACCACTTTTGGGGCGTCATCCGCGCATGGATGTCGGACGGCTCTTCGCGCCTGCTGTGGCGCGGAAAGATCCTGACCACCGAGCAAATCGAGGAGCTGCGCCGCACCTACGGCGTCGAGTCACGCCTGACCTGCCAGGACGCGCAGTATGCGACGGCGCACGTTTACGAGGACTGCATACGCTACGACTGGACCGCGCTTCACGGCAGCGGCGACGATGGATTCCCGCACGATATGCCGGGCGGTCGGCGCGTGCTCCGTTTTTACTCGAAAATCAAGGAAGCCAGCGTGCCCGGCGGACTGGCGAGATACATGTTTTGGGCCAGCGATCCGGTGAAAGACATGCTCGCCGCGCTGAGCGGTGGCCGCTCGCACAAGTGGGAAGTCCCGGCCGATGTCGGCGAAGACTATTTGAAGCAGATGCGCAGCGAGTCGAAGCGCGAAAAGGTGTCCAAGCTCACCGGCCGCAGCGAATGGCGCTGGCACAAGGATGGCGCAAACCACCTTTGGGACTGCGAGGCGATGCAGGTCGCGCTGGCGCTGGCGCTGCACCTGTTGCCGTCGCCTAACGAATCACACGAAGAAAAGCAAAACACACATGAGCACACCTAAAAAGCACCCTGTTTTTATAGCGTGGGTAGACAGGCCGTTTTTTGTCTTGGGCAAAAAGGTAGAAATTGGAACCCAGCTAAAAATATGTCCGAGCAGACAGAGCATTTTCATCGGTGCTCTAGGCCCATATTCCTTCAGCACCATTTCCGATCCAGAAGAGATGTTGTTTTACAAAAACCCGCCGCCTCCGCCGGAACCGATGGTTCCTAAAAGCGAGAACTGGCTAGTAGTAAAAAAGAAGAAGGGGCCGTTCGGCAGACTGGTAAATGATTGGGAAGAAAAAATACAGGAATTGAAATACAAACTTAAGAAAGAGGCGCGGGATTTCATTACTGAAATTGAGCGCGAACTTAACAACGGCCTGTTGGCCGAAGAGGCAGAGTCGGCCTACGCCCGAATGGGACTTCATGAAAAGGAAATCTTTGTCGTAACAACCCGCAGAAAAAAAATCTCATGAGTCACATCGAAAACCTGTTCAACGAACGCCGCGCCCAGCCGTCCGACATTTGGCAGCACATGGAGCGGCTCAAGGCACTTGCCATCGGCTGCGTCCGCGTCGCCGAGTTCGGCGTGCGCAGCGGAAACTCGACGGTATCGCTGCTTGCCGGCCTCAATGTTTACGGCGGCGAGCTTTTCAGCTACGACATCAACCCGGCCGGCCTCCAGATTCCTACAATGGAGCGCGCCGCGTGGACGTTCACGCAGGCCAACACCGCCGAGCTAGCCGAGATTCCCGAGTGCGAAGGCCTGTTCATCGACACGCTGCACACCGCGGCGCAGGTCGCGGCCGAGCTGAAGCATGCGCACCGCGTCACCGACTGGATCGCGTTTCACGACACGGTGCTGTTCGGCACGCGCGACGAGGGCACGGGCGCCGAAATCGGCATTTGCCATCCCATTTGGGAATTTCTCGCGGCAAACCACGAGTGGCGCCCCGCCGCCCACTACCCGGAAAACTGCGGCCTGCTCGTTCTGCGGAGGGGCCGCGCATGAGCATCGCCGTCATCATCTCCGGGCACATGCGGACCTTTGCCGCATGCCTGCCCACGTTGAAGTGGCAAGTGCTCCGCCACTACGGCACGCCAGAGTTTTTCGTGTCCACCGTGCGCGACGAGCGCGCCGAGACGTGGCGCGAGCTTGAGCGGCATTTCCCCGGATGCGTGGTGCACGTCTCGATTGAGGACTCGCAGCCGGACATCGACGTGCCGGCGCCGTGGCGCACGTGCGCGTGGGCGCCCTATGCCATCAGCGTGCCGCAGCAGGCCGTGCTGAAACAGCTCTGGCAGCTCTCGCGCGCGTGGAAGCTCTACAAGGTCACGCGCAGCATGGAGCACGCGACCGTCATTCGCACCCGCCCGGATCTGTGGTTCAGCGGATTCGCCCCGTGCGTGCCGGCAAACAATCACGCTTTCACGCCGTGGTGGGGCCGCTTCGGCGGCATTAACGACCGCTTTGCCGTGCTGGGCCAAGACGCGGCCCGCGCTTACTTCACGACCTTTGACGCGCTGCCCGAGCTTGCCGCCGAGGGCGCACCGCTGCACCCGGAGACGCTGGTGTGCCACAACCTCAAGCGGGCCGGATGCTGCGTAAACGACACGCTGCGCGCCGAGTTTTCGACGATCCGGGAAAACGGCGAGTGCCGCGCGCCCGAGATCAGCGGCATCGACATCGCCCACGCCGCGCTGCGCCTGTCGCGCTGCTAGACCCCTCGCATTGACGAGCAGCCGCCTCGGCAATGAGGCTGCTCGTCAAAATCCTGATTCGGCAGGCGCTCCGTGAGGCGCCTTCCGACCCTCGCGGCTGGCTGGAAGACTTGCAGGCGACCAAGTGGTCCGCCCTCAACGCGCAAAACGGCCAGATCATCGGCACCTCCGTCAACGGCAAGACGGTCAACCTTCAGGCGCTCCCCGGCACCACCATCGCCGACATCATCGGCGCCACGGAGCTTGCCATCGAGACCATCGACGCCGGCCTCACGTCCCCGCGCGACGAGTCGGTCGCCTTTCTTCGCTGACCGCCATGCCGAAGAAAAACCGCAAGCAGCGCCAAGCCGAGCGCGAGCGCACCGCCGCCCTCGGCGCTCTCTACGATGCGACCAACTGGCGCGAGGTCATGCGCCGCCCGCAGGAGCCCATGAGCGTCGGCCCGATCACGCGCGAGGTCTCCATGCACGACCGCGCGTTGCTCGTCGACGGCTCGCAGAAACTCTACGCCAACCTCGGCCCGGTCAAAGGCGCCGTCGACGCCAAGGCCATGTATGCGGTCGGCCGCTCGTGGCTTCCGCAGTTCACGGGCGAGGACAAGACATGGGGCGAGCGCGCTACGGCGTGGCTCGTCGACGAGTGGTATCCGCTGGCCGAGATTTCCGGCCACGATTTCCAGACGGCGCTGTTTCTCGCCTCGGTCGCCGTCGACCGCGACGGAGACTCCGGCGTCGCCCTCGTCGAATACGAGACCGGGTTTCCCGCCATCCAGCTTGTCCCGTCGCACGCCATCGGCATTCGCGACAGCCGCGCCGTGGTCGACGGTCGCGTGGCCTCCGGGGAATACCGCGGCCTGCGCTCGGTCGACGGCGTGGCGCTCAACAACTACGGCCGCGCCGTCGCGTATCACATTCTCGGCGACGACTCCACGGGCGCCTCCGACCGCTGGGTCTCCGCCCGCGACATGCTGCTCTCGTTCGACCCGCAATGGTGCGACCAGGTGCGCGGCCTGCCCGGCTTCTCCCACGCCATCCTTGACCTCAAGGACCTGCGCACCGTGCAGGGCTACGAAAAGCTCGCCTGCGCCATCGCCTCCTCCATCGGCCTCATCGAATACAACGAGACCGGCCTCGCCGACACCAGCGACCCCGCCAAGGTGCTGCGCGGCGGCGTGGGCCTCGCCCCGGAGCTGGTCGGCAAGGAGATGTTCGGCGGCACCGTGAAGCACTTCAAGGCCGGCACCGGCGCCAAGCTCGAAGCCTTCAAGAACGACCGCCCCGGCGAGGCGTGGGAGAGCTTCATGAACCGGCTGCTGCGCAATGCGCTCGCCGGCATCAACTGGCCGTTTGAGCTGGCGTGGGACATCAGCGCCCTCGGCGGAGCCAACACCCGCGGCATCATCGCGCTGGCCGAGCGCACCGTCGAGGACAGGCAAGACCTGCTCCGCATCGCTGCGCGCCGCGCCGTCGGCTACGCCTGCGCCAAAGCCATCAAGCAAGGCATCCTCCCGCCATCGGCCGACTGGTGGCGCTGGTCGTTCACGATGCCCAAGCGCATGTCGGTGGACTTCGGCCGCGACACCGCCGCGCAGCTCCAGCTCTACCTCAACGGCCTCATCACCCTCACCGACTGGTGCGCCGAGCTGGGCAAGAGCGTAGACCAGCACATCGCGATTCGCGCCGAGGAAAACAAGAAGCTCCGCGCCGCCGGCCTGCCGATCCCCGTCTCGATGGAGCAGGCGCAGGCCGCCTTTGCGCAGGAAAACGCCGCCCGAGCATCCGGCGACAGGACCGCGCAGCCCAAGCCCGACGCGGACAACTCCGCGAGTTGACGCCCGCGCCCAAATAGCAAACCGCCCATGCCCGACCTGACCCGCCATCTCTCCGCCGTCACCGCCGAAGGTCTGCGCGATGTCACGCTGCTCACCGGCGACACCGAGGCCAAGGGCCACGGCTTCTACATCGACGACAAGAGCATCGACGGCGCCATGCGCGCCCTGCTTGGCAAGTCGACGGCCAGCTACCTCGGCCACGATGGCGCCGGCAGTGAACGGCTCGGGCAGGAGATCGGCTTTTTCTCCGGCATCTACCGCGAGGGCGGCAAGCTCAAGGCGCGCTCTTTCGAGTTCCTGGAGTCGGTCAAGCGCACCTCCGGCGCGATGGTCGACAAGCTCCTGGAGATGGCCGCCAAGTTTCCCGAGACCTTCGGCCTCTCGCCCGTCATCCGGTTCTCGCCCGTCTGGGTGATGGCCGACGGCAGCGAGATCCCGGCCGAGCTGGGCGAGCCGCCGCCCGCCGGGGCTATCCGCCCTCTGCCGAGCGCCCGCATCAGCGCCGTGCCCTCGGTCGACTTCGTGAAGAACCCGGCGGCCAACCCCAACGGCCTCCTTTCCGTGCCCGCCACGCCGGCCGCGCCCGCGCCGAGCGTTGACGCCGCGCCCCAACCTCAAACCGCTCCCATGTCCACCGACCTCTCCGCGGCTCTCGCCGCCAAGACCGACGAGCTTGCCAAAGCTCACACCGCTGCCCTCGCCGCCAAGGACGAGCAGCACACCGCCGCCCTCTCCGCCCTCCGTGCCGAGCTTAGCGCCGCGCACGATGCCGCGCTCTCCGCCGTCGTGAAAAATCACGACGCCGCGCTCTCGCAGCTCAAGGCCGACCACGCCGCCGCGCTCGCCGCCAAGGATGCCGCGCACACCGCCGTCACCGATGCGCTCAAGGCCGAGCACAAGACCGCGCTCGCCGCCGTCGAGGCCAAGCTCGCCACCGCGGAAAACCTGAGCGCCGCCAAGCTCGGCGTGCCGCCCCTCGTGCTCGCGCACGCCTCCGCCGCCCTCGCCAACCTGCCCGCAGCCGGCGCCAGCGATGCCGCCAAGTGGGCGCAATACGCGGAGCTGAAGGAGAAAGACCCGGCCAAGGCCGAAGTGTTCTTCCGCGCGCACCTGCGCCCCTCCACCTCCTGACCCTTTCCCATCCCGATCAGCAAACAATCTCAGACCTGACCCAACATGGCTACCAATACTCTCGGCGGCGTAAATGCCACCCGGATTTCGCAGCTCACGCTCGAAGCCCTTCAGACCACCGTCCTCCCGTTCTCGGCGTTCACCACGGATTTCTCGGCCGACATCGCCGACCGCGGCTCCGCCGTCACGACCCGCTTCGTGACCAATCCCAGCGTCTCGAACTTCGCGGCCACGCGCAACTCGCAGAACAGCACCACCACGGCCCGCACGATCACGCTCTCCAGCTACGTCGGCGTCGACCTCGGCTTCGGCGACACGGAGATGTCCTTCTCCGACGTGAAGCTCCAGGAGATGTTCATCAAGCCCGCCGTAGTGGCGATCTTTGAGAACGTCATGGCCGCCGCCCTCGCCCTCGTCACGAGCGCGAACTACTCGGCCAACACGCTCATCACCGCGGCCAACTTCAACGCGGCCAACGTGGCCGGCCTGGCGACGTCGATGAACACCGACAAGGTGCAGTCGATCAACCGCCACATCATCGCGCCGCCGACCTACGTCGACACGCTGCGCAAGGACTCCACGATCACCGCGGCGTATGCCATCGGCTCGCCCGAGTATCTGCGCACCGGCAAGGCGCCGCCGATTCACGGTTTCACGATCCACGAGTTCAACGGCACCATCCCGGCCAACTCGGAAAGCCTCGCGGCCATCGCGCTTGCCCCGCAAGCCGTGTGCCTCGCGGCCCGCGTCCCGGCGATGCCGCGCAACTGGGCCGGTCAGGTGACCAACATCACCGATCCGGCGTCCGGCCTCACCCTCCAGTTCCGCGACTGGTATGACGGCCAGGAGCAGCGCACGCAGCTCTGCCTGATCTACGGCGTCCAGATCGGCGTCACGGGCAACCTCCGCCGCATCCGCAGCGCCTAAGCTGCGTTCCCTTCCGGGTTGTCCCCCCGGAGTCGTGTGTCCGAGCCCCGCCGGGTCGTGCTTTCCCGGCGGGGCTTCTGGACAACCCGACGCCCAACCGGACCGCCGCCGCACACGGCCGTTTCCCCGCTTTCCGCACCGCAACACACCACTCCGCCAGAAAACACATGGACACCAACCCCGCCGCCCCGGCTCCCGCCGGCATCACTTTCCCGAAATCGCTGCCCATCGACCAGCAGCTTTACGTGGGCCTGCCCTGCTACGGTTCGCAGATGACTACCGTGTTTGCGCAATCGCTCATCGGCACGGTGGTCCGTTCCCCGTTCATCGGGAACCTCGATTTCATCGTCAACGACTCGCTCGTCAGCCGTGCGCGCAATACGATTGCCGCCCGCTTCCTCGACAGCCCGTATCAGTGGCTCCTTTTCCTCGACGTGGACCTGGAGTTCACGCCCGAGCACATCGCCCGCCTGTGGCTGCATGGCGTCAAAGAGGGCCGCAAGCTCGTCGGCGGCCTCTACGCCATGAAGAAGGTCACGCCGCGCTTCGTCTTCAACGGCCTGCCCGGCGAGAAGCCCGACAACAACGGCGCGCTCAAGGTGCAGGAAGTCGGCACCGGCTTCATGCTCATCCACCGCAGCGTGCTGGAGCGCATGCGCGACGAACTGCCCGGCATCGCCTACACGACCGATAGCAACCACGCCGGCGGCACGCGCACCGAGTGGGACTTTTTCTCGGTCGGCCCCTACAAATACCCGAGCGGCCTCGTGCGCTACCTCTCCGAAGATTGGATGTTCTGCCAGCGGTGGCGCGACATGGGCGGCGACGTGTGGGCCGACACCAAGATCCAACTCCGCCACATGGGGCCGCTCGTGTTCCCGCCCGCCCCCGCCGAGCTGCACGAAGCGGTGCGCGTGTGCCGCGCGATGGGCGCCGCCGGCATGCCCGCGGAAAAGGTCTGACCCCATGGGCGCCTTCGACGATCTCAACGCCGCCGCCGCGACCTTCAATCAGGCCGTGATGGGAGAGACGTTCTCCTACACGTCGCCGGCCGGCTCGACCACGAGCGGCCTTGTCGGCGTGTTCAACCGCGTCGCCGTGGCCTACGAGTTCCAGGACTTTGCCCAGCGGGCGACGACGGACCTCGTGTGCGTGGCGTCAAAAACGCAGTGGGGCGCCGTGGTGCCGGCCAACCGCGGCACGATCACCTACGGCTCGGTGGCCTACACCATCGCGGAAATCGAGGGCCTGAGCACCGCCGGAGAACCCGCCTACACGCTCACGCTCAAGCGGCTCACATGATCGCGTTTTCCATCCAGCAGCAAAACGCCGATTCGTTTGCCTACCACCTCGGCAACATCCGCACCCTCGCGCGCCGCGGCCTCGTCGACCCCGGCCTCGGCACGCTCAGCGTGCAGGCGCGGCTGCTGTTGGAATCGTGCATCCGGCTCACGCCTTTTTTCGATTTTGCGCAGGCCCGCCGCCGCATCAACGCGGACACCGCCCGCATCTTCCGCCCGCTCGACCCTGCCGATTTCTCCGACCCGCGCCTCGCGCGCATCGTGCGCCTAGGCACCGCGCAGGAGTGGGACGCCGTGGCCGCACGCATGCGCGGCAAGCTACGCAACACCCAAGCCGTCGTGCCCACCCGTGCGCTGCACAAGCAGGCGCTTGATTCGCGCGGCCGGCCAAAGCGCACCAACTACGTCACGCTCCGCCGCCAATCGCCCGATCTGGCCGAGGTGCGTCGTGCCGCACTTGAGCGGGCCGGATGGGCGCGGGCCGGATGGCTGCACGGCTACCTTCAGCTTGGCGGACTCCGCGCGCCCGATTGGGTCAAGCGCCACTACCCGCTCGCGTCTGGCGAGTTTGAGGATGGCCGCTTCGACGAGGCGTTTCCCTACATCGCCGCGCGCAATACCACCAAGTTTTTCACGCAGCGCCGCGATTCCGCCAGCATCATGAACGCCGCTCTGCGCGGTCGCCGCTCCGCCATGAAATCCTTTTTCGAGGCGCAGATGCGCCTCGTTGCCCAAGGTCGCACCACCTCCTTCCAAGCCCAGCAGCAGGCGCTCGCCGCGCAGTTCAACGCCGCCGCCTGACCAACCCTCTCCGCTCATGGCCGCACCCACCAACGCCGCGCTGCTCGACTACGAGGGCAACTTTGAGGACGCCCTTGCCACCTACCTCGCCACGCAGATCGCCGGCACGCAGATCCTCACGCCCCGCACCGTGCTCTCCACCAGCGGCACGCTGAGCACGCCGCGCGTCACGCTGTCGGTCGAGATCACCGGCACCGATGCCAACCAGCAAAACGACCGCGCGACCGATGGCCTCGCCTACGATTCGCACAAGCTCGGCCAGGTCTCGCTCACGTGCATCGTGCGGCGCGATGCCGGCACGCAGGCGCTCGGCACCCTGCGCGGCAAGGTGCGCGTGGCCATGCTCGCGGCCACCGCTGCGCTCACCTCCAACAATCTGCCCTACTACCAGACGATCACGCTCCGCGAAGGCGCGTCGCGCGTCTCCATCGACGAGAGCAACGACGAGATCATCCACCAGCTCGGCTACGCGCTGGATTTCTTCATCAAGCCCGACCAGTGGGCCGCAAGTTGACGCCGCGCCGCACAGGCAACAGCCGGCGCCGCCTCCCGCGCGCCGCACCGCACCACTTCCAACCCATCCGCCCATGCCTTACTCCGACGGCACTTTCCCTTCCGGCTCGCCCACGATCACGATCAACTCGGTCGCCTACAAGGCCAACAGCTTCACGGTGAACAAACCGTCGAACACGGTAAACATCACCGACAACAACGGCGACCCGTCCGGCGCGCTCTCCTTCAAGCAGCCCTACACCGGCACCGCCGAGGTGCAATTCTCCGCGTCCAACGTCGCCGAGCCGACGACCGCTGCGGAAAACTCCACCACCGGCGTATTCGTGGCCAACATCGAAGGCGCCAACGTGAACGTGTTCATCACGGCCGTCACGATCACCAAACCCAAGGACAATCCTTGGACCGCCTCGCTGACCTGGCAGGAGAAAATCAACTGATCCGCCGCCGCGCGTCATGGCCGGTTTCGTCGAGATTCCCGGCTTCCGCGAAGCCGTAAAGCGCGAGCAGCGCGTGCGGCGGCAGGCATGGACCTCCGCCCATTCGCTGATTTGCGGCGTGCGCGTGCGCGCTCTCACGCTGCGCGATCTGGAGACGCTGGAAGAGATGGGCAACGGCTTCTTCGCCCCGTGGCGCTTCGACACGGAGCTGGAATACCTCGCCCACTGCGCGCAACTCGTGTGGTGGCTCTCGCCCGTGCGCAAGCCCGGCCCCGATGCCGGCCTCTGGCGCACGCACCGCTGCCTCGTCGCGCGCCGCCGGCTCAATGCCCGGCTCGCCGCCGAGCCCGCCCGCCTCGCAAACGAGACCCGCGCCTTTCTGGAAGAGCAGTTTTTCGACGCGCCCAAAGGTCACAGCGGCATGCCCACCACGCCCGCCGCCGCCGGCGCCGCCTACCTGATCGACGCCATCGCGGCCGGCGGCTACGGGCTCGACCCGGAGACCGTGCTCGACCTCCCGCTCCCGCGCCTCTGGCAGCTCGTCCGCATGGTGCAGCGCCGCGTGTTCGGCCAGCCCCTCACCAATCCCAGCGACAAACTCGCGACCGACTACCTCGCCGGCCTCGCGCAGCCCGCGCGCAACTGACCCGCGCCCCCACTCATGGCTGATTTCGGAGTAGGCTTCAAGATCACGGCCGATGCCACGCAATTCCAGCGCGAGCTGCGCGACAGCATCGAAGCGACCAAGGGCGTGCAGCGCAGCCTTAAGGACATCGGCATCAGCATCGGCTCGTTCCTCGGCGTCGGCGCCGTGGTCAACGGGTTTCTAAACCTCGCCAACGCGGCGCAGGAGCTGCGCGACAAGGCCAAGGAATCCGGCCTGGCCGTCTCCGACACCGTGCGCAGCGTGGCCCGCCTCGGCGACGGCATCGACGATCTCTCGTCGGGCATCAAGGAGTTCGGCATCTCCGCCCTGTCTGTGTTCACCCGCGCCGGCGAAGGCTTCGCGATGATGTGGCTGAAATACACCGAAGGCGCCACCGCCGCCACGGTCAAAGCCAACGAGAAAATCGCCGAGGACAGCGAAGCCGCCATCAAGCGCATCGGAGCCGCCCGCGTGCGCTACGCCTCCGACCTTGAGGCCGCCGAGAAGCAGTTGGCCGAGACGCGCGACCGCCGCGCGATGAAAGAGGCAAGCGAGACGGAAAAGCTTGGCATGATCCTCGCCCGCCAGCTTGTGCTAGAGGCGCAGATTGCCGCCACCGGCGAAGGCTCGCTCAACAACACCAAGGCCAAGGTCGAGCTTGAGAAGGCGCTGGCCGACGAGCAGGAAGTGCGCGCCGCGCTCGCCAAGGAAGAAGCCGCCACGCAAGAGCGCATCAACAAGCAGGACGAGGCCCTGCGCACCGCCCGAGAGCAGGCATACCAGAAGGTGCGGCTCAACCGCGAAGACGAGATCGAGCTGACCAAGCTCCAGCTCAAGGGCGTGAATTTCCTCAACGACCAAGAGCGCGCCCGCTACGACATTCTGACGCTGCAAACGAAGCAGAAGGGCGTGCAAGCGGAGATCGACTCGCTTCTCGCCAAGCCGGCCGAGGACCGCACGCGCGAGGAAGGCAAGCGCCTCGGCGAACTCTTCAAGCAAAACGATCAACTCGGAAAACAGATCGAGGCCAAACAGGGCTTGATCGCCGTGACCGAAGCGCAGGCCCGCACCGAGCAAAAGGTGACGGACCAACTGGAGAAGCAAAGCTCCGTCATCCGCTTCAACCTCCAGACCTCGCGCAATTTCGAGAACTCGACCGACGAGGCGCTGGCGGAAAAGGTCCGCCGCGACCGCAAAGAAGCGTCCGATCTGCGCAACCCCGCGCTCGGCGGCGGCAGCTTCAACAACTTTTTCGCCGGCATCCTCGAGAGCAACGCCAAGGCCGCCGAGGACGAGCTGAAGTTTCGCCAAAACCTGCGCCGCGATTTCAGCATCGGCGGCGAGGACTACGCGCGGCGCAATTTCAAAGGCGACCCGCTTGCCTTCGATGCGATCTTTCAGCGGTTCGTGACCGACAGCCGCTCGTCGCAAGACGTGGCGCGCGAGCAGGCCGACTTGCTGCGCGACCTCAATTCCCGGCTCAGCAAGCTCGGCTTCACCAAGTAGCGCCGCCCACCCACGCCCATGCCCTACTCCGACGGCACCTACACCAGCGCAGTCCAGGACGGCCCCAAGCGGGTGTTCTACCCGTTTCTCAACGCGCCCACCAAAGACACCACGACCAAGGGCACCATGCGCGACTACGTCGTGCTCCCCGGCAGCTTCACGCCCGCTTCCGCCCTCTCGACCGATCCCGACGACGCCACGCAATACCTTATCGAAGAGACGGAGCTGGCGGTCGAGGCCGGCGTCGGTCGCTTCTCGCGCACCTACTGCAAAGTCCCCGGCGATCAGGTGTTTTACTCGTCGCTCGTCATCAACAAGCCCGATGCCGCCGACTACGGCACGCTGCTGCGCGCCAGCATCGTCGACTACACGGACGGCGCCGCTGTGTCCGCCGGCCCCGCCTACTCCTACGGCGGCTCGTATTTTGCAGACGACAGCGTGTTTCCCATCACCACGTGCAGCGGCACGCGCACCCTGCCGACCGGCGGCACCTTCACGCTTACTTACAAGACCAGCACCACCGCCGCGCTCGCCTACAACGAATCCGCGGCCAACATCGCCGCCGCGCTCAATGCCCTCGCTGCCGTCGTCTCCGATGGGCTCACCTTCTCCGCCAGCGGCCAGATCAGCACCGGCCAGGTCGACCTCACCATCACCGTCGGCTCTACCGCCACCAGCGTCACCGGAAACGGCGCGTCGCTCACCGCTGCCGCCGCCGGCTCCATCTTCACTTATCGCCCCAGCACGACGAGCCAGACCATCCGCGTAGGCTCTCGCGCCACCATCAGCGCGCACGGCTTCGCCGGCACGGAAAACCTGCTTGTAGACGGCGCGGCTACGTCGCTCTTTCCCCCGTCGCTGTGGGCGGTCGTCGACTCCAACACCATCGCGACCTACTACGACGCCTCGTTTTCCACCGTGGGCGCCAAGCTGCGCGACTACATTTCCGGCACAGACCGGGTGCTCACGCGCATCACCGATTCGTTTTACCTGCCCGGCGTCACGCCCGGCATCACCACGGGCGCGGACATCCCGGTGCCAAGCGTGGCGATCAGCGACACGGAATTGCTCACCCTCATCGCCGCCGAGGCCACCGGCTTCCAGACCTACGACGCCGAGCCCATCGCGCAGTGGCCCGCCGACCCGAGCCCCATCTACCGGCAGCGCATCATCGCGATAGACGTGGACGACCTGTAAGCATGGCCGCGCAAATCGAAGCCCCGCAAAACCTCGCCGACCTGCTCACCGACAAGCAGCGCGTGCGCGATGCCTTTGCCTTGCTCAACGCCATCTCGACGATGGACCTGCGCCTCGTCGCGCCCGAGCAATACAATCGCAACGAGGTGCTGGTCGGCAATCCGCAGGGCGTCACGCTCACGCTCCCGCTCAAGATCGCCACGCCCATCGCCAACAGCACGACCAATACGACCAGCCTGAGCACGCAGCTCAACACGCTGCTCAGCGGCCTGCGCGACGTGGGCATCTTGCCTCCGTAGGATTGACGCCGCGCCCGCCCTGCGATGGCGCGCAACGACGTTTACCTCTACACCAACGCCACCAGCCCGGCGGATGCGGTTGTCACCGCGCAGCAGAACACCACGACCACCGATTTCCCGGACCTCGTGGTCGGCGACGCGCCCTCGTTCAATTTCTATTTCACGGACGGCACCCCGTCATGGCCCGCCTTTGCCGGCTCCGGCGCCTACACCGTGCAATGGAGCATCGGCGACACCGTGGCCGGCGACGAGCCGCCGCTTGCCTTCCAGACGCAGGCCACGCCCATCACCGGCGGGTGGACGATCCGCCTACCGCTCTCCACCGGCCCGCTCATCAACCGGCTCCGCGCCACGCGCGTCTCGCAGGAGTTTCCCGTCGTCCGCCTCTGGCAGCAGCTCCGCGTGCTCGATGCCGACGGCAACCCGGTCACGTATGCGCTCATCCGCACCAATGTGCGGCTCCGCTCCACGCCGGACACCGCGCCCACGTCCGACGATCCATTGCCGGCCGGCACCTCGGCCGTGCTCGTCGATGCCAACGGCGACCTCGTATCGCCCACCAACTTCTTCGCGCAGTCCGTCAGCCTCAACACGCAGACGAGCACCAGCGGCAACATCACCGTCACGCCCAGCTCGCCGCACCACAAGGAAGTGCTGACGGTCGGCGGCTCCGCGCGCACCTCCGTCATCATCGTAGGCACCGCGGGCCAGACCGCCGGCAGCGAGGTGGAAGTCATCGTCAAATTTTCGACGCCGGCCACGGCCAACATCGTGCTTGAAGTGCGCAACGCGACTTCCGGCGGCACGCTCCTAGCCACGATCACCAGCGACGGCTTCCAAGCCAACGCCTCCTTCCGCTGCGCCTTCGATGGCTCAGCCCACGTGCCCCTTGCGCTGGTCTATCCGGCGTATCCGACGAGCTGAGGCCCCGCGATTTTCCAACAGCACATGCACACCCGACTCGTCCGCATCCTAGTCTGCCTCGCCATCGCGATTCCTGCCGTCGCGCAGATCAACATCCAGCGCACTGCCACCGGCAACATCAGCAACGGAAACGTAGCCGTGGGCACCAACACCACGCTTACCGTCGCGAGCGGAGGCAACCTCACCGCTGCGTCCGGTAGCACGGTTACGCTCGGCGGAAACACTACGATTTCCGGCAACGTAACCACCAACGCGACCGTGACCAACGGGAGCGTCCTGTCATTTGCCAACGTCTCCGGCAACGGCTATTCCTACCCGCTGCAATGGGGCGGTGGCGGCAAATACTCGCTTTCCGGCGGCACCTCCACCTTTAACAGCGTCGAGGACTACAACGGCGGCATTCAATACAACCACGCCCGCAACTCCGGCGACGTGGCGTTTGTCCTCGGCTTTGAGCACCGTTACCAGAACAACCCGCAAGGCGTAGACACGGAGTTCTATTACAATTGGGACAAGCCAGTCGGATCGACGACCGACTCCGGCGGCGTGGCCTCGCGCCGCGTGTTTCAGACGAATGTCTCGTGGGGCACCACTTACAGCGCGCCCGCAGACAAGCCCACGGGCTACGCGCAATGGTCGTTCGACGTGAACAAATTCACCGTCGACAACGGCTCCAACTTCAACGGCGACTTCCTGCTCGATTTCACGAGCAGCCCCAAGCGCATGACGTGGAACTACGCCACCACGCTTAACGGCGCGCTGACCCTCGGCGGCGCGATCACGCAGACCGGCAGCAACACCAACTCCCTCAGCGGCGCCACCACGATCACCGGCAGCAATGCGGTTTACACGTTTGCCTCGTCGGCCACCGATGCGCTCGCGACCGTGCGCAGCGATGGCTCCGGGGATGCCGCGGTGCGACTGGTGCGGCCGGGCACCAGCAACGCGGAAAACATCACGCTCGGCGCCGCCGGCGGCGGAGCGCTCTTCGGCACCCTCAGCAGCGCCTTTGCGTTGCAGCGCACCGGAGCGCCCACGATCCGCGACCTGTATTTCCGCCGCTACAACGGCACCACCTACACGCAGGACGGCCGCCTGACGCCATCCGGTCTGTGGATTCTCGGCACCGGCAGCGACGACACTGTGAACCGCCTCCAGGTCTACGGCAACGCGCTCTTCACCGCCGACAACGGCAACACCGTGCGCATCCTCAATGATGCGCAGTCCGCCGGCAATGCCGCGATCTGGCTCAACGATGCCGGCACGCCCAGCGCGAGCAATTATGCGATCCTCGGCAGCGCGACCAACACGATCCTCAACAGCCCCAACGGCTCGATCCTCTTCCGCAATGCCAACAGCACCCGCGCCACGCTGAACAGCAGCGGGCTTTTGGTGAGCCTCACCACGCAGGCGACCAGCACAACCGCCGCCGCGCTGCAAACCGACGGCGGCTTGGGTGTGGTGAAGAAATCGTTTTTCGGCGACGACATCGCCCTCGTGCCGGCGACTGATACGGCCAGCACTATCTTCTTTTCCGGCACGACCGTCGCGAGCAATCCCGGAATCTGGATGCGTCAAGGCACGCCGAGCAGTAGCAATTACGCGCTGAACGGCACCGCCACGACGACGCACCTCAACGTCGCCAGCGGCGGCACGCTCCGCCTCCGCGTGGCGAATGGAAACTACGTGTCGCTCACATCGACTGCGATGCAGGTGGAAAACGTGCCGATCACGATGCCGAGCACGGACGGCACCGGCTACCTCCAGATCGTCGAGCAGGCCAGCAGCCCGGCCGCGGGCGCAGCCAACTCCGCGCGCATCTACGCCAAGGACAACGGCAGCGGCAAGACGCAGCTCATCGTCCGCTTTGCCAGCGGCGCCGAGCAAGTGCTGGCGACCGAGCCCTGATTTTGCGCCATGCCCGACCGCCTCCGCCGTTTTGCCGATCTCCGCGCCTGGCTGCGCCATCTCGCACGCGCGAGCACGCACAGCGGAGTCACCGCCGTGCTTGCCACCGTCGGCACCAACGCCGCCGAAAACCTGGCCCCCGTCGCCCTGCGCGGCCTTGGCCTCGACTGGCGGCAGATGATCGCGGCCTTTGCCACCGCGGCCTTCCTCACCGCGCTCCGCGAGATCCAGCAGGCTACCGCCCCGACGCAACCGCCCTTCGCCCAATGAACTCTCGCCTTTCGCCTTTCGCCTTTCGCCTTTCCTTGGGCGTCGCCCTCGCCGTCGCGCTTTCCGGCTGCCAACGCATCCCGCTCGGCAGCGTGAGCGAATACAAGCGCACGACCACCGTCATGGGCGTTTCGTCGAGCACGGACCTCTACGACATCAAATCGACGGACCGCACGCTGAAGGCCGGCAGCGGCAAATTTGTGCTCTCCTTCCCCGGTTTCCACCACGAGCAGCACGTGAAAGACCTCACGCTGTCGAAGCCCAAGGAAGTGCCGGCGCTGGAGGCCAAGCCGTGAATCCACGCGACACCGTTTCCGACCTATGCACCGTCGGCTCACTTCTCGCGGCGCTGACCGCCCGACAGGAAGAAATCGAGTGGTTGCTGCGAAGCGGCGCGTCGGCGGTGGCAATCGTCGCGGGCCTGGTGGCGATCTGGATGCGGCTATTCCCGCGAAAAGAAAAGCACGCACCCGAGCGGCAGCCGCTGGATTGACACCGCGCGCCCGGTTGCACGCATGAGCAGCCTTACCCGCTTCGTAGTCGT